CGTAAATATTAAGGAATAACATGGCAGCTGTCTCAAATCTAGCTATCGATCAAGGAACTACGTATTCTGTTACGGTAAGCGTTACAGATAATACCGGTTCGGCTAGAGATTTGGCTGGTTATACTGGCCGCGCTCAGATGAGACGTTCCTTTTATACTACTTCTAATACAGCTTTCACCGTATCGATTGATAACCCATCGGAAGGTGAAGTTATTCTTTCTCTAACAGCCGCACAAACGTCTGCTCTTAAAGCAGGTAGATATGTTTATGACTTAGAACTCGTAAGCGCAAATGCAACTACTGTAGAAAGAATTGTAGAAGGTATTGTAACAATATACCCTGAAGCAACAAAATGAGTGTTATAGTTTCAACCACTAATAACAATAAAGTATCGGTTGTTCAAGGCAACCAGACTGGTGCATCGGTAGTAGTTAAACGAGCTGATAATTTAACTGTGCAAGGTCTAAGCAATGTGCAGTCAACTGACCTACAAGATGGATATACTTTAGTTTATGATTCTACTACTAATAAATGGATTACCCAGCAAATTAGTGGTGCAGCTATAAATGCAGTTGACGGTGGAACCTATTAAAAGAACAACAGAAGGTAAACATGGCTACAATCATACAAATTAAAAGATCGGCTAACGTAACTGCGCCGACAACAGCCGACTTAGTCGAAGGCGAATTAGCCTATTCAGAAGATAAATCCAATAGCGGTGCCGGGGCAAAGCTTTATATTGAATCTTTAGATTCTGGTGATAACGCAGTAATACATGCTATTGGTGGTAAGTACTATACCGATAAAATAGATGCTGCTACAGCTTCTAATACACCGAGTACATTAGTATATAGAAACTCTCTTGGTAATTTTGCTGCTAACGTTATTACCGCTGATAACTTCGTTGGTAATATTACGGTTGCTTCGGCTCCTAAACTAACTACAGCTAGAGATATTGGTCTTGCCGGTGATCTAACTGGTAATGTCTCTTTTGATGGTTCACAAAACGTTACCTTAACTGCTACAATTGCTGCTAACTCTGTTGCGCTGGGTACAGATACTACTGGTAACTACCTTGCAAACGTTATACCTGGTACAGGTCTAACAGGTTCTGGATTTGGTACAGAAGGTGCTACTCCTACACTAACATTAGCAGCATCAGGTGTAACACCTACCACATATGGTGGTACTACAAATATACCTGTATTAGTTGTTGATACATACGGTAGAGTTACCAGTGCATCTAACGCTGCAATTTCTACTTCCTTTACACTTGCTGCTGATACTGGTACCAACGATACATTTAATTCTGGAGATGTACTTCGTATATCAGGTGGTACAGGTATCGATACATCCATCACCGATAATACATTTTCAATCGCTATTGAAACAACCGGTGTAGCTGCCAGTACTTATGGTGGTGCAGCATCAGTAGGTAGATTTACAGTTGATGCGACAGGTAGATTAACTAGCGCCGGTAACGTATCAATTGCTATCCCATCATCTGCTCTTACAACAGACGTTGCATTGGGTTCACAGACGTCTGGTGCCTATGTTGCTAACCTTGTTGCAGGCACTGGTATTACGATTACTGGTTTAGGTAACGAAGGTACAACTCCTACGATTACCAACGCCGGTGTTACAAGTATCACAGGTACAACTAATGAAATTGAAGTAGATCAATCTACTGGAGCAGTTCAAGTTGGTCTACCTAATGACGTTGTAATTGGTAACAACCTAACTGTTACTGGCGATTTGATTGTACAGGGCACAGCTGTAACATTAAATACAGCTACTATTACCCTAGAAGATCCACTTATTAAGCTTGGTAATGCCAATCCATCGGATTCGTTAGATATCGGTTTCTTTGGTGAGTATACTAGTTCTGGAACTAAGTGGGCTGGTTTATTCCGCGATGCATCTGATTCTGGTAAGTTCAAGTTATTTAACGCCTTAACAGTTAATCCAACATCTAACGTTGTTGATACAGCAAGCTATACAGTAGCTACATTAGTTGCTAACTTAACCGGTGGAACAGTTTCTGGCCTAACAGCTAATATTGCAGTAAGCGATGGTGGTACAGGAAGAGGTACATTAACTACAAACTCTATTCTTTACGGTCAAGGTACATCTGCTGTTGGAATGGCAACTGGTACATCTGGTCAAGTTTTACAGATCAATGGCTCAGGAGTTCCAATTTTTGCAGGAATTGACGGCGGAACTTACTAAAAAAAATTAGTATAAATATAGGGGTAGAGTCACTTCTACCCCTTTTTTTATGGAGTAATGATGGAAATAGATAATAACAAATTTTTGACTCTTGTTATGGAGAAGACTAACAAGAAATTAAATGAGCTACAAGCTCAGACTATTGTATTAGAATCCCAGCTTCAATTGGCAATCCAGATTGCTGAAGAGCTGCAGTTAAAACTTGACAAGGTAACAAAACCAAATGGCAACACCAGCGACAAGGCAGGGACTTATTGATTACTGCTTGAGATCTCTAGGGCATCCAGTAATTGAGATTAATATAGACGATGATCAGTTAGAAGATCGTATTGATGAGGCGTTTCAATTCTACCGTGAATACCACTACGATGCTGTAGAGTCCGTTTATCTCAAAGAGCAAATTACAGCTTCTACGCTGACAATTGCAGGTATCAATGCAGGTTCATTTTCAGTTGGGGAAAAAATAACCGGTGCAACCTCTGGTGCTGTTACTTACGTGCATGAAGCATATGCAGCCAATAAAGTCTACACAAAGAATACTACAGGTACATTTACTGCCGGTGAGACTATTACTGGTTCAACCTCAGGTACTTCCGCCACGTTCTCATCTATATCTCTAGGTTCATTCGATAACAAATATATTACACTGAATGATTCGGTGTTGAGTGTTGTAAGAACACTACCGTTATCAAGTCGATCAAACAGTATCAGCTTTTTTGATGCAAAATATCAATTGATGCTGAACAACATTCAGTCTTTAACAAATACCGATATTCAGTATTATACAATGTTAAAGATGCACATTAATCTAATTAACGATTTAATGACTGGGCAAAAGCCAGTACGCTTTAATCGTCACATGAACAGATTGTATATTGATCTTACTTGGGGGGACGGAGGAGATTTAGCAATCGGGGACTATGTTATTATTGAAGCATATCGTATGCTTGACCCTGATACATACACCGATGTCTACAACGACTGGTTCTTACTATCCTATGCCACTGCATTAATTAAACGTCAATGGGGTATTAATCTTAAGAAGTTCGAAGGTGTTCAATTACCTGGTGGGGTAACATTGAACGGTCAAAAGATATTTGATGAAGCGATGGATGAGATTAAACAACTTCAAGAAGAAGCTAAGTCTACTTGGCAATTACCTGTGGACTTCTTTACTGGCTAAGTATGTTTGTATATAATCTCATCAGCCCACATATGGATTATACCATCAAGGCAACAACTAATCCACGTGGATATACCGAATAATGGCAACGAACTTTTATTTTCAATCTGGTATACCTGGAGGTAGATCTTCAGAGCAATTGCTCATGGAAGAGCTTATAATAGAGTGCCTTAAGATATATGGCTTTGATACCTATTACTTACCTAGACAGGCAGTTAATGAAGATCTCATTTTGGGTGAGGATAACTTGAGTAACTACGAGCATGCATATCCGTTAGAGATGTACATGCAAAACATTACCGGTTTTGAAGGTGATGGAGACTTAATGACAAAGTTTGGTGTTGAGATTCGAGACACTGCAACTTTTGTTGTAGCCAGAAGAAGATGGGATGAGATTGTTGCAAGAGACGGTCACGCAGTCCTTACAACCAGACCGGCCGAAGGCGATATTGTTTACTTCCCATTGACAAAAGCATACTTTGAAGTCAAGCGCGTTGAAGCTACCGATCCGTTCTTCCAAGTTGGTAAACTTTATGTTTATAAACTTGAATGCGAATTATTCCGCTACTCTTCTGAACAGTTTAACACAGGTGTTCAAGAGATTGATAGCGAACCAGCATCTAAGTCGACAGATGTTAATGAGTTTAACATCCTATTGGAAAATGGATACAGAGCATTGCTTGAACAGTACAGTCCTGCTAGCTTAATTCTAGAATCATACAGCTTAGATTCTATTCTACCTAATACAACCAATGATACATTTAGGGGTGAGATTTCTGTATTGGACTTCTCTGAACATAATCCATTCGGAGAAATAAATGTTTAATAATAAGTTTTACTGGGGTACTATTCGAAAGTCTATTGTTGCGTTTGGTAACTTGTTCAATAATATTCATATTGACAGACTAGATACCGATGGTAATATTAAGCAGACGCTTCGTGTACCTCTTGCATATGCTCCTAAACAAAAGTTCTTAGCACGTATTGCAGCCCAACCCCAGTCATTTGAACAAAGCTTTGAATCTTATTTACCAAGATTGGCTTTTGAAATGACCAGCATCCAGTATGATCCTTCAAGAAGAGTCAGTCTGGTTCAGCAAAATAGAGCACTAAACGGAAGTTCAACAACTACTCTAAATTCTCAGTACGCACCTACACCCTACAATCTTACAATGACATTATATGTTGCTGCTAAAAACCAGGATGATGGCTTACAAATTATTGAACAGATTTTACCTTATTTTAATCCTGACTATAACTTAACTTTAAATGCTATCCCAGGAATGGGTATTAAGAATGACTTACCTATAATTCTTGATAGCGTTAATTACGACGATGAATACGAAGGTGATTTTTCATCAAGAAGATTTATTATTTGGACTTTAAGCTTTACAATGAAACTTAGCTTTTACGGTCCAATTAACAACCAAGGCATCATTCGCACTACAAACGTTAATACATTCTCTGATCCAGCGCTTACAAAACAACAAACTGTATACACCGCAACTGTAAACCCTGACACCGCCGTTCCTGGCGACACGATTAGTATTGTTGATTCGTTTGAAGGCTTTTGATGAAATCACTTAATAAAATTAACGATGTCTTTAATATAGACACCGAAGTTGACTTACCGGTTCCAACCAGTATGCCGGTTAACTATGATCCTACAGAATTAGATCAGGAAGACGACTTTCAACTGGCTCGTAACACACTTCGTAATCTTATTAATAAGAACGAAGATGTAATGACTGAATTGGTTCACATTGCAAAGAATTCCGAGAACCCAAGAGCGTTTGAAGTTGCCGGTCAATTAATATCAGCACAAACAGCAATTACAAAAGAACTGATTGGCCTACATAAGACAAAGAAAGATATTGATAAGGCAAGTGGTAAGACCGAAAGTATAAAACAACAAAACAATATCGTATTTGCTGGTTCTACTTCTGATCTTATGAAAATGATTAATGGAAAATAATTCTTATAATGGTAACAGTAACTTAAAGCCGGCAGGCTTTGAGATGCAATTCACCTCCGAGCAGGTGAAGGAGTTAATGAGGTGTAAAGAAGACCCAATCTACTTCATAGAGAACTATTGCTATATTGTTTCTCTAGATAGAGGTTTAATTTTATTCAGCCTTTATGATTGTCAGAAAGAAAAAGTAGATGTCATTATGAATAACAGAAAAGTTATTCTGATGGAAGGACGTCAACAGGGTAAGACAATTACATCAGCAGCTTGCATTCTTCACTATACTATTTTTAATTCTAACAAGACCGTTGCTATTCTGGCCAACAAATCTACAGCAGCCAGAGAAGTATTATCTCGCTACCAAATTATGTACGAGAATTTACCTCTGTGGATGCAGCAAGGCATCAAGACCTGGAACAAGGGTGACGTTGAATTAGAAAATGGTTCTAAAGTATTCACATCAGCAACTTCTACTTCTGGTATTCGTGGTAAATCTGTAAACTGGTTATACATTGATGAGGCGGCGATTATTCCTAATAACGTTGCTGAAGAGTTCTTTACATCTACATACCCAACAATTATGGCTGGTGAGACCACAAAGGTGCTGCTAACCTCTACACCTTTAGGTTATAATCACTTCTGGAAATACTGGAATGACGCTACAGAAGGTCGTAACGGCTTTGTGGCGTTACAAATACCTTATTGGAAAATTCCGGGTAGAGACGAGAAGTGGGCTGAAGATCAGAGAGCTATCCTGGGTGAACTTAAATTTAACCAAGAGGTTTTATGTACGTTCCTCGGTTCATCTAATACCCTTATTGCTGCTGATACTATTGCTCGTCTATCCCCAATTCCTTTTATGTATGAGAAAGATGGGTTAGATGTATTAGAGCACCCAGTTCCAGGACATGTATATTTTACTACGGTTGATACATCCAGAGGTATTGGTGGAGATTATTCTGCCTTCACGGTTATTGATACATCTGAATACCCTTATAAAATTGTAGCTAAATATAGAAACAACAAAATTAGTCCGCTGTTATATCCAACCGTTGTACATAAAGTATCTAAGGATTATAACAACGCATACGTTTTAGTTGAGATTAACGATATCGGTCAACAAGTGGCTGATATTATTCACAACGACCTTGAGTATGAGAATATGATCTGGGTCGGTTCAGATGCAAGATACGGTCAAGTTCTTTCCAGTTCTGGTAAAAGTTCTGTATTAGGTGTAAGAACTACAAAACAAGTCAAGCGCATAGGATGTGCTACTTTAAAATCTTTGGTAGAAGAAAATAAACTACTAGTTTTTGATAGAGATATTATATCGGAGTTTTCAACATTTATTGAGCATAACGGGGTGTTCCAAGCCGATGAAGGCTACAACGATGACTTGACAATGACTTTAGTTCTTTTTGCATGGGCTACAAATGACCCAATGTTTAAAGATCTGATGAATGCAAGTAACAGAGAAGCACTCTACAGCTCGCAAATGAAGTCAATTGAAGATGAGCTAACACCATTTGGTTTTATTGACAACGGTCAATCGGCAGAGCCTGAAGTTGAAGTGATAGATGGCGATGTTTGGTTGAATGATAAGTATCAGAAAGATTATTCTGATTTTCTTAAAGAACGTAGCTGGTAATAGTCAAAGTTCGTTATTTATAAATATACTGGTATAAAATTTGTTATGACAGAATAACATTATAAGGAGAGAAATATGGCATTTCAGCTATCACCAGGCGTTCTGGTAACAGAGAAGGACCTTACAGCGGTCGTTCCTGCTGTTGCTACTACAGCCGGCGGCTTTGCTGGCGCTTTTCAATGGGGACCAGTTGGTGTTGTTACCACTGTAGATTCGGAAAAGTCACTTGTAGCGACGTTTGGTAAGCCTAACAGCACCACATTCCAGTCGTTCTTTACAGCTGCTAACTTCCTTTCTTACGGTAATAACCTTCAGGTGATCCGCGTTGTTAATCAAGCAACCGCAAGAAACGCTGCAGCAAACGCACAAGCTACAGCAATTATTATTAGAAACGAAGATCACTATACAGCATCTTATTCCAGCGGCGAAGGTTCCGTTGGCGAGTGGGCTGCAAAATATCCAGGTGCTCTGGGTAACTCACTTAAAGTCTCGATGGCTGACGGTAATGCTTGGTCTACATGGACATACTCATCTAACTTTGATGCTGCTCCAAGCACATCTGCATATGTTAGTGACAAAGGTGGTTCACATGATGAACTACACATTGCTGTTATTGACGAAGACGGTTTATTCTCTGGTACAGCTGGTACTGTGCTTGAGAAGTTTGCATTCGCTTCTAAAGCTGCAGACGGTAAGAAATCAGATGGTACTTCAGCATACTACAAAGACGTTGTAAATACACAATCCCAGTACATCTGGTGGATGGATCATACATCTAACGTTACAGCTTCTGGAACAGCCTGGGGTAATGCAGCTAATGCATCCTTGTTTGCTAACCTGACATCTAACGTTACAGTATCTCTATCAGGCGGCGTTTCTGCTGATTCCCCAACTGATGGTAACATTACTAGCGCACTTTCAGTATTCGCTAATGATGAAGCTTACGACATCTCTTTGATCCCTCTAGGTTCTGCATCTGCTACAGTTGTTAACTATGCAATCTCCAGCGTTGCTGAAGTAAGAAAAGACGTTATCATCTTCGCTTCTCCAACATTGGCTAACGTTGTTAATAATGCTGGTTCCGAAGCAACTGATATTTCCACATTCCGTGATACACTAACATCTAGCTCTTATGCTGTGTTGGATTCTGGTTGGAAGTATCAATATGACCGTTACAATGATGTTTACCGTTGGATTCCATTAAACGGTGATACAGCCGGTCTTGCAGTTCGTACAGACTTCGTTGCTGACCCATGGTTCTCACCTGCTGGTTTCAACCGCGGTCAAGTTAAGAACGTTGTTAAGTTAGCTTACTCACCAAGCAAAGCCGATCGAGACACATTGTACAAGAAGGGTGTTAACCCAGTTGTTACATTCCCTGGTAACGGTACAGTTCTATTCGGTGACAAGACATTGTTAGCTAAGCCTTCTGCATTCGATCGTATTAACGTACGTAGACTGTTCATTGTGCTTGAGAAAGCAATTGCTACAGCCGCTAAGTTCCAATTGTTCGAGTTCAATGATCCATTCACAAGAGCCCAGTTCCGCAACTTAGTTGAGCCGTTCTTGCGTGATGTTCAAGGTCGCCGTGGTATTACGGACTTTAAAGTAGTTTGCGATGAGTCTAATAACACAGCCCAAGTTATTGATACCAACAACTTCGTTGCTGATATCTATATCAAGCCAGCTCGTGCGATTAACTTCATTCAGCTCAACTTTATTGCAACTCGCTCCGGAATTTCTTTCGAAGAAGTCGGCGCTTAATAAAGGAGAGAATAAATGACAACATTTAACGTAGAACGTTTTAAATCATCGCTAACTAATGGTGGTGCTCGTCCCAATCAGTTCATGGTTCAGCTTTCATTCCCAACATTTGTTGGTAATGCTGCCCTGGCTGTTGCAAGAGCACCGTTCTTGGTATCAGTAGCTGAGTTACCTGGTCAAACAGTTAACCCTGCCATCGTTCAGTACCGCGGTCGTGAAGTAAAATTCGTTGGCGATCGCGTATATGCACCTTGGACAATCACTGTCTTAAATGACGCTGAGATGTCTATAAGAGCTGCATTCGAGCAATGGATGAGCGGTATGGAAGACTATGCTACCAAAATCGGTAGATTACAGCCTTCTGAATACCAACGCGATTTACAGGTATTCCAATTGGATAGAAATGGTAATGCTTTGAAGTCTTATAGCCTGGTTAATGCTTTCCCTGTAGACTTGTCTCCAGTTGCATTAGACTTCGGTGCTAACGATCAGATTTCATCGTTTACTGTTACATTCCAGTATCAGCACTTTACAACAGTTAACAATCCAGTTGGTGGTATTGTTAACGTTGGTGGTGTCTTTAATCGTTAATCATTGAAAAATACATAATGGCAATTAATCTATTTGGTTTTACTATTGGCCGAGAAGACAGGCAAGCGGATTTAAAAAGTCAATCTTTTATAACTCCGGTTGCCGAAGACGGTACCTCCACGGTTGCGGCCGGGGGGTATTTCGGCACCTATGTTGATATTGATGCGTCAGCTCGTTCCGAAAGCGAGCTGATTTCTCGTTACAGAGACATCTCTACCTACCCCGATGTAGATAATGCTATTGAAGAAATCGTCACTGAGGCAATTGCCGCAGTGGACAGCGAAGAACCAGTGACTCTAGATCTAGAGAAGCTGGAACTTTCTGATAGTATAAAGAATAAAATTCAAGATGAGTTTGAAGAGATTGTTAGCCTGTTAGACTTTAAAGACAAGGCTCACGATATTTTTAGACGTTGGTACATTGACGGTCGTTTGTACTACCAAAAAGTTATTAACCCTGCTAATACTAAACAAGGTATTCAGGAACTTAGATACGTTGACCCTCGTAAGATTAGAAAAGTACGAGAAGTTAAAAAAGATAAACTACCTTCTGGTGTTGAGGTTATTAAGTCTATTGATGAGTTCTTCATCTACAATGAAAAAGGCTTAAACTATACCGCTGGTACTAATCCTAATAACAATAACGGTATTAAGATTGCTACAGATACCATTACATTTGTTCCGTCCGGTCTATTAGATTTAGATAGAAATGTAATCTTAGGTTATCTAAACAAAGCCATTAAGCCAACTAATCAGTTGAAAATGATGGCTGACTCTTTAGTTATCTACCGTTTAAGTAGAGCACCAGAGAGAAGAATTTTTTACATTGACGTAGGTAACTTACCTAAGTTAAAAGCCGAGCAGTACATGAAAGACATTATGGCTCGCTATCGTAATAAAATCATCTATGACTCTACAACTGGTGAGATC